TTTCTACAAAACCAATATTTTTCATAGATTCCCCAGACACGGGGTGGCTTTCAGATTCATTGTCAGACATCATAACTAGTCCAGACTCTGAATCCCAAAAAACATTTTCAATGGCTACGTCAATGCCCTCTCCCTTGAGGGTATCAACACCGTCAATTTTTTCTACAGAAAGAATGCTGGCAAACTGATTTGCGGGGGAGTCAACTAAAGAAAGCTCCACCAGGTCATATTCTTTGATAACACGAATTTGATTATCTGCTTTTTCGTCATAAGCGTCGTCCCACTTAATCATCTTTCCACCAATAGAAAACCCAGAAAGCGTTCCGTCAAGAACCTTTTCCCAGGTGTCTTGTGCGCCTTTAGATACGTATGCAGAAACGTATACGCCGGAATAGAATTTCTTACTTTCTGGGTCAAAATACTTATCTTCCTTAAAAGATACCATCTTGCCTACTGCTGTTGGCTGATGCATTTCACGAATGTTACCCCGAAACTTTTCAAAAGCTTTAATTGATGCATCTTGTGTAACAATGTCCATTTGTTTATCTACGTTGTCTAAAGTAGCAAAACCTGAGACTGTGCGCCTCTCTTGATCAACTTTTGCGATCGGCATTGACAGACGAACGGCGTCGCCTTCTGTTTCCCAGTGTGCTTTAAGCATAGTCATACTAACTCCATTATACAAGCCTTTTTAAACATTTTTAAAAAAGCGGACTATTCTGAAGAACGCCCCTCGCCTTGTGGATTTCTTCCACTAATAGTTGCTTGACTGTCGGATTGGTTGTTTGATCTTTCAGAATCTCTTTCCCTGTTCCCTGCCAGGTTTGCCCTAGCATCTGTGGCTTGCCTTGGAGACATGACAAACGGATCGTCTCCGTCCTGCCTTTGGGGCAATCCAAGTTCCTGTCTAGCCTCATTCGGAGTCATCACCTGGGTCTTCACGTAACGCTCAAGAATTTGAGATTGAGCAATTTCATCGGTCAGCGTCAACTCGTTAAAGTTAAACTGCAGAATATCAGTTTTCTCTTTTATCACCTTGTTGATCATTTTTGACAAGTTGTTTTGAGCTGGGCGAGCAACCTGCTCCTTAAATGTTCTGTCTTGTGCCAAAGCAGAAGCAATCGAAGAAGCGTCTGCCCCTCCTATTTTAGACAATGGCACCTGGTGTGCAACGAGGATGTCGTCACGATTTCGAAGGCGGTACTCATTAAACGATGCCTCTTGAACCCCATTTTCAACGGGCTCCATCTTGAACTCTACTTTGTTGTTGTCAGAGTCTCCAGGAAGAGGAATATATAGGCTTCGGTGTGATTGTCCCTTAAGATTTGTTTGAAGGAACCTAAACATCTTATCCTCTGCGTCAGCAGATAGCTTTGCCCCCTTAAGGGTCACCACATATCGAGGAACAGCCTTGTTGCTAAAGTAGTCAATATTGTATTGAGATGCAAGCTGGTCTCCGTGCAAAGCTGAAATTGCAGACATGATATCTGGAATACCGTAAAACGTGTTTAGTGGAGAGTATTCTTTGTAGTGCAAGATTTCGTTTGGCCGAGGATCTTCTGTAATGGGGTTCTGGTTTTTCCCCGCAAAATTACGAAAGTAAACTACCTTATGTCCAATTATTTGTACGTACCCGTCGCGCAGTCTGCGCACACGCATTGTTGTTGACGGTATGTGTCCAATATATCCAATCTCTCCCTTGGTTGTTCTTCCAATTTCTAAATACCCATTTCCCGTTGCCTGCACGTCTGTATAGAATTTCATAAGTGTGTTTGTAAAAGAGTCTGTATCATTAAGATTTTCTAACCAGTCACGAAGCTCAATCCTTGCTCTTTCAATTCTGTTGCGAGCACGCTTAACAGATTCTTGATTGTCATTAGTTTCAAGTCTTAGCATTGTACTTTCTGACACGGCAAAATCATACCCGAGTCCAACAATGTTTTCTACCTTTGCATCAATAGCCGCGTGGTTAGCAAAAGATGTGTCGTAGTAGTTGGCAAGCTCATAAAGATTCCAGGGAGGAGTGATAACGTCAAACATTCCGTAGCCATTACGGTAGACCTCTCCTGGATTAATCTCTTTTGACCCTGCTTCGTTTATTCCAGTCTTTTTTGCGTTGGCGCTGTCGAAATAAGTTTCGTCTGGTGGGGAAGAGAGTGCTTTAGCAACTCTTGTAGCCCTGCGCTTAAAGTTGTTTTCTAAACCAGAGTATTTTTTTAAATCGTTCCAGACTTTACCAAAAGGGTCTTGAGCTTGAAACTCATTTTCGTTTTTCTGAATTTCATCAATGCTAGCACCAATGACCCATTCTTTGTCAGACATTAGCCTTCGTCTCCATATTCGTTTAGGGTTTTCTTTGCGGCAATGACTGCTCCCAAGTCATTCATATTCGGAAGTAGCCCCTGTTTCATTCTGTCAACTTGTTCGCTGTGCTCTTCTTCTGAAATCTTTTTCATATTTGCATAAAACTTAGCGGAACCGTCTGGCTCCCCCCAATATCTTGCGGCAGACCTAAGCTCTTCAACCTTAGACTGGTCGCCATCCATAGACTCAATAGACAGTGCGTTTCCTTGGCCATCTGTAAAGGCTTTTCCATTTGGCTTATGCCAAACGTAAGTCCCAAATTTAGAAAACTTCTCTTCTATAACCCGAACTTTTGTGTCCCCTACCTGACCAGGAAAGCGTGGCTTTTTCTTTTTCATAACCACAATTATACCACATTATGCAGAAACAATAGTCTGTGTAGACCACTTTATGTTTTGAAGTACGGCATATCGGTAATCCTGGAACGTTAGAGTCTTGTCTGTTTCAATAACTAATTTATCCGTACCGGTAAACTGTCGATAACTTTTTTCTATGTCTGGTGCGGTTGGATTTACCTGAGAAATATATAAAACCTGAGACCAAATATACTCATCTATGCCATCAAACATGTTGTCGTCTTTCCAGTCGTCCCAATCCTGCTGAACACCTTCGAGGGTATTTACAGAATACCATTTTCTAACTGCAGATCGTGCCAATTCATCTTGCTCACTAATCTGGTGTGCAGAAAGATTATTGAATAAGATTGGGCTAGTTATACGCAAGTAACCTGTGTAGTCATTAAAGCTTAATGCCGTATCAAGTGATATACCAAGAACAAACCAGTCTTCTGGATTGATCGTCGGCTTATTAGTGATGTTGCCGTTGAGGGCATAAGTAATTCCTGAAGCAAGCGAGTTTGTCGTAGAGTCTATCGCGTAGATATAGCCCCTTTTGGAATTGTTCGTATATTGCCTTAAGTAAAACTTAAGAGTTTTATCTAATGACTCAATTTCAAAAAGCAGTGTGGGTGCGTTTGAAAAGTCTTCATTGTGTACGTGGGCTTGAATTTGAAAAGCACCTAGCTTAAAGAAGTTTGACCTTTTCTTGTTTATTGGAATTTCAAATCCTGCATTTTCTGCTATAGAAAACTTTTTTCTAAATCTTAGCCCTGTATTTCCAACAGAATAAAAATATGGAACTGAGTTTTTGTAAAGGCTAAAGGGTTCTACAAACTTGTAGTCTGTGTAATTTTTACCTTTTTTATATGGGTAAATTTCTACACCAAACTTGTTGCCAATATTGTTTTTACCTTGAGATAGGGCTCTTGACGCAAGCCTTAAAGACCTGACCTTGAAGGAGTTGTTTCTTAGTCCGGGAATCTGAAACTCCATGTGAATGTTTACAGACAACAGAGAGAAGTCTACTCCGTCTGGTGGGTAGAGAATGGTGTCGTCTATAATTTCATATTTTTCTGTTTGCCAGGCTGATGTAGGCCTGACTACCCCGGCAACAGGCAAAGAGATTTCAGTATACTCATCAATACCGTTGTTGGCACCTTCTGAGATATACTGAAAAGTTGCATATGTCCTAAAATGTGATCCGGAGTAGTCATAGTTGCCATTTGAAAATATATCTAGGTGGGGGTAATCAATGCTGAATTGCAAAAAGTCTACATCTAGATATTTGTTACCGCCAGCGCCATCTACATATTTTGCAAAATAGCTTAGTGGTAAGTAATCTTCCCAGTAACCATCTACCGCAATGTCTAGCATAAAGTTATCTAATTCTGTTCTGGCCTTTAGGGTATAGCTTCCAATATGTGACAAAGAGCTAATAAGCATCAGGGGGTTTGGGCTTGATCCGTCGATGATGTCTGCAGCCTGGTCAACTGCTCCCGGGGTTAAGTCTAGAACTGGGCCATTGGCATCCAGGTCTTGATCCCACAGGGTTTCGTCTGGGGTATCCCCGTCATAGATTACAATAACCTCCTCATAGCTTTCAGAGAAGTTGTTTGGGAAACCTTTTATTAAGAACTCGCTAGAGATCTTTGAAAGATTCTTAGCGGTAGAAAATGAAACATTAAATATTTTTCCACTAAAAGTTTTTTCAAAATTAGGATTCCCACCAATAAAAACTTTAATGTTTTGTTTTGATCCAAAGAACGTGGCCACAGCTCCTCCATAATAATCTACAATCCTTTGAATGTGAAATCCAACATGAAAAGCAATATCATTAAAATGGTCAGAGGCGGAGAATAGGGTGGTTTCTTGGTAAGTTCCGTCTGGTTTTTTGTATTTAAAAACATAGCTAACGATGTCGTTTTCCATGTATACCGTTAGCCTGCTACCTGTTGTTTCATTTACCAAATCCATTAAAATTTCTTGAGTAGTGGGAAGAGATCTAACCAAGAATGTTCCAAACAAAGCTTTCGTTTCTTCTAGCAACAAATTAAGAGAAGAAAATTTTAGATAGCCCTCTGTTCCATTCCAACTGCTGTTTGGTTTAAGGTCAATAAAATGATTAGATGAAAAAACACTAAGATCTTGTGAAGCTTCTAGATCCGTGTACCACTCTAAGTTTGTTTTATTATTAAAAGAGATTTCTGGCAAAGAATATGAAGGAAGCTCTAACTGCTCAGAGCTTGGAACAAGATTGTCAATAAATCCATTTGCCCATCTTCCAAGTTTTGGATAAGTATATGTTTTAGCATACTTAGCAAAAGAGTTGTCAAATGTAAGGGTATTGGATGAGCTGGCGCCCACAAGCCTATTGCTTGCTTCAACCCCCTGCCCGTATACCCACCTTCTTTTTGACACAATTGTTGGAACCTCGTAGGGATAGATGCCAACACAGTCAATTTGAATTAGTGGAACATCCTCATAGGAATAAAATCCAAGCCAATCCTGATCATTGTTTGATACGTCGTATTTTTCTGGGTAGGTAATATCTTCTGTAACAAGACCTAGAGAAATAACCTCTTCTCCATTAATAACCAAAGAAGCCTGCGTTGGAGAAAGCCTAATGTTAATGAGCATTGGTCTTTCCCACTCCCCCACAAAATGACTTCCTATATTACTTCCAATCATAAGCTTAAGGAACGGTCCTTCTACGTAGAGACCGTCGGTAGATGAAATTGGTCCAAATATTCTCTTATGTGAAAAGGAGTGAACCCTTGCTTTAATCCAAAATTCACATGTTAGATTCTGATACTGACCAGTACTATTCATAAAACCGAAGCCAGGAATAATCAATGAGGGCTCTAGGGTTGGGTTTGGAGAGATTGCCGTACTGTTGAATGCTCCATAAACCAAGGGAAGCCCACTATTGTTTGCATAAAGGTTAGTAGGACTACAAAGGTAGTATCCATTTAATCCGTCAAGGCCGTAGGGGCTTGCGTCTATTTTTGAAGATGTTAGGTTAATGTTTGTGGGAAGTGCTGAGGGGATTACCCCCAAAGAGCTAACCTGAAACTCTTCTGCCCACTGTCCAATGTTGATTCCATTAATAGAGACTTCGTAAGACGATGAGTGATTATTTGTTTTAATAAAAAAGTCTAGATCTGAAAAATTTTCCGGTAGCTCTACCGTCTCGGAAACAAACCCCCAGGTTTCAGAACTAGGGACACTTATGGAATTACTAGAGCTTTCTCTATAAACACCCAACGAATCGCTTGGATGCTGATACCTATACCCCAGGGTAATCCCAATAGTATTTCCTTCCCCCAGCACCCCCAAAGATCCTGTTAAAAAAAAGGCACCTATTGAAACAGACTTAAGACTTAGGTCGAAGTCCGACTCTCCAAAAGACAAAGAGCTAAAAAAACTTGTACTTGTTGCACTTGCTGTAACCGTGTTAAGTTTTACGGTAGGGAAAGGAGCTATAGCACTGTCAGAAGCAACCACCGTTGCTCCGGTAGCCGTCCAGTTGTTTAAATCTTGATTTGTGTTGTTTATGTAACGAATATATCCAATATCTTCATCCAATGCCCATAAAGAATTTGGGTGTTCTGAAAAGACCTTTGTGGCATAAGAGTTAAGGGCGGTAGTCATAAGTATCCTTTAATATAGTTTAACACAAAGGCTACGAGCTTTCTGGGGTATCTATCTTATATCTAACTACTAGAATTCCACTGCCACCGTTTCCTCCGGCCCTTGCTCCGCCAGAGTCTCTTCCGTCATATGAGCCACCTCCACCAGATCCTCCCGTGCCTCCATTACCTCTTTGGTTTGTGCCAGCTGCTCCAGTTGAAGCCCCGTTTCGAGCCAGGCGACCGCCGCCGCCCCCTACAGCAAATGTAGCTGAGGTTTGCGTTGAGCTGTGAATATTATAAGAAAGACCAGAGCCCCCTGTGCGTCCAGAGCCAGCAGACCCTGCCCCACCGCCTCCACCTCCGTTTTTTCCTTCTTCTATTGCTGGTTGGCCCGAATGGCTTTTACCTTGACCATTATATCCACTATTTCCAGAGCCTCCATATGCCGATACTGGCTGAGTAGCCGTTCCTCCTGCCCCAGACCTACCTCCGCCCCCACCAGAGCCGCCGTTGCTGCCAGAGTGGTGTACGTTGTACCAATCGTTTGCTCCTCCAAGATAAGTAGCATTTACTCCGGTACCAGATCCGCCACCACCACCACCCAAGGCAACAAAAATGCTTGAGCCGCTATCCAGATTTACAAGCTTAGACTCTACGCCGTTTGCGCCCTTTGCGCCATTAGCCCCACCAGCACCTACGTATATTCTTAAATTCTTAGTATTTAAAACATGTGTGTCACTTAACAAGCCGCCTGCTCCACCTCCGCCACCACCAGATGGGTTAATCCAGTCGTTTTCAGAGTAGCCACCACCTCCGCCACCACCTACAAGAAAAACATCCAAGGTTCTGGCGTCAGAAGATCCGGGCAGGGTCTCAAAAGTCAATGTTTGAGAGGTTGTACTGGTAAACACGTGTGTTCTATACCATTGTCCAGAATCTTCAAAATCAAATACTTGATCCCCGCCTACCCCAGACAAAGCACCACCAGATCCAGAAGTTCCACGGAATCTAAATAGTAATGGATTAAACATATAACTATTATAACACTAAGAGGGTTTTGGTGCAGGGGTATCTTTTATTGATCTAATTCCCAAGAAAACAAATCTTCATCCCACCTATAATTACCACCATCTTCTG